AATTACCTTCTAGATGGGTAGCATTATATAAATCATATCCAATGTATATTTTATATGATAAAGGAGTATATCTATTATCTAACGATGATGAATAAAAATATATAAACTATTTATATAAATGTCCAAAAGATTCGCCAGACAAGACGTTAATAAATCTAGTGTGGGTACTGGATTTGATAGTATAGTTAAAGATGCCGAACGATTTGATTTATCTGGTGCAGATATTTTAAGACTCACAGACCATAAAACACATGTCTTACCTTATGAGGCTTTAGAGAAAGTCTCAAGTTTATCCGAGATATTAAGAAGATATGGTTCTGTAATTCTGTTATATCAAACAGCGGAACAATTTGGACATTGGGTTACTCTGATTGACAGAGGAAATAACCATTTAGAATTTTATGACCCATATGGATTGAATGTTGATGAAGAATTAAATTTATCAAACGAGTTTCATTTAAGAAAACACAACGGACTAATCACACCGCATTTAACGGCATTAATACATAAAGATGGATGGAGTGTTGAATATAATAAAGACAGACTGCAAAAAATGCTAGACGATGTCAACACATGCGGTCGGTATTGTGCATTACGCATTATTTTTATTGAAACACCGATGAACAAATTTAATTCTTTGTTGAAGAATAACAAATTTTATAATCCCGATATGTGGGTTAGTGCTTTAACTTTACTATGTTAAAATATACATTTTATTTAATAAAAAATCTATATCATATATATATAATGTCTAAAGTAATTGTACCAACCAAAATACCAAAGCAAACAGACCGAGGGGATAATAGTAATGAATACTACAACGTGAGGGTATATTTCCCGTTAGATGTGAAAACGTCTGTTTCAAATCCAATTAAAACAATTTCATTTAATACAACCAGAACGAGTACTATTATTGATAAACCTTCGGATTATGAGGTATCTGTTGTCCGTTTTTACTTACCTTCTGAATTACCGATTTTCGTATTTGACACAGAACCAGATGGAATCGGTCAATTTCTACAAGTTGGCATGTCATTTGAAGGAGTGTCAGAAATTAAAGATTTAGTATATGCTCCATATTGTCCTACGTGTTTCCCGCCTAATAGTGTTCTATATTATCAAGAATTTATTGATATGATTAATACTGCATTATCGTCCGCATTTACAGACTTAAAAGCATTAAAACCCCTTATGCCACCGACTGAGGCACCATATATGACTTTTGATAGTGAAACTCAGTTATGCTCGTTATATTCTCAACAATCCTACGATAGTTCATTACCAAATCCAGTAAAAATTTATTTTAATTCTACGATGTTTTCCCGATTTTTTCCGAGTTTGATAATGCGTCAGATTGATAATATCGGTTCTCAGAATTATAGCTGGTTGCGTGTTCAAGATAGTAAAAATAATAATCCAACATTTGACCCAACAATACCCGCCGGTTATTTCCAGATGCGTCAGGAATACTCCACATTAACTCTCTGGAATGACTTGCAGTCTATTCTTTTAGAAACTGACCAAATCCCCGTTAATTCAGAATACGAAGGAACTTCAACAGATGTGACAAGACGATTATTAACTGACTTTGAACCTTCAACAGGTATCAATAACCGACAAGCTTTTCAATACCAACCACAAGGGGCTTTAAGATGGTATGATTTAAAGAGTGAATATCCATTAAACTCTATTGATTTACGGGTATTATGGCAAACAAAAACAGGAAAAGTATATCCGCTTATTTTATTACAAGGTGAGACTGCAACTATCAAGCTAAGATTTAGAAATAAAAAAACTGGTGTTGAATTTGATGAGGAGTTTTAAAAATGTATAAATTATTTTATTTTTTGTTTCTTTACATACAGAAAATAAATTAAAATATAAAATATATGATGTTATTATATACACGATGAGTCTAAATAAATTTACAGACATTCAGACAGGCAAAGACTTAAAATTAAAAATCGGATGTCAATTAATGGAATGTGGAGCCGTTGTAAATCCGATTGGGGGTCTATTTTCGGGTCACGATATTTTGGCTAGAAATAAATTAGAGTATTTAACGACAGATACTAAACTTGTTAATTTATCAACCCCCGATAGAGGACAAAATAATTATTCACTTCATACAGACGGAGTGGGAGCTTGTTTTTGGAGTCCAGATGACACAGGGTCAGGTGATATTACATATAATGGAACACAACCCGCAGTTATTGGACAACATTTTAAAACGAGTTCAACAGATGGAACAACTGCAGATGAAAGTAAATTATTAGAAGACGCGACAAATTTAAATTTAGGTGCATTGAATATTACAAATGTTGGACTGGTAGATGGTGAGGATGTATCAGGACTAGCAACACAACAAGGATTAAACACAACAGCTATAGGCGATAATGCGTCGGATATTACTTCAAAACTATCGTTAAATGGTACTGATTTAATGACTGGAGAACTAAAAATGAACACAAATAGTATATCTGGTGTTGTTAATATTAATGGTGTTGTATATCCACCGCCACTGACACCAGATGCGACTAAATTAAATATTGATGGTACAAGTGTTATGACGGGTGATTTAAATATGGGAACTAAAAATATTTCAAACGTTGGACTGGTAGATGGTGAGGATGTATCAGTACTAGCAACACAACAAGGCACAAACACAACTAATATCGGAAATAATTCAACTGCTATTGTTGGAAAGCTAGATAAAGACGGAACGAGTGATTTAAAAATAACTAAAGCAGTTTCAACTATAACGCTTAAAGACAATGTATCAATCGGAAACTCAAATGGTGTTCTAAGATTTACGGATAGTCTAGATGCTGATATTGGTTCTATAACGTCTAATGCGGGTTGTTTATGTTTGGCTAGAGAAGGTGTAGTTAAATTAGAACTTAAGGCAACTGAAAATAAGTCAAATCAAGACTTAAATATGGACAATAATGATATATCTGGTGTTGTTAATATTAATGGTGTTGCGTATCCACCACCGCCGACACCAGATGCGACTAAATTAAATATTGATGGAACAAGTACTATGACTGGTGATTTAAAAATGGACACCTTTAATATAACTACCTCTGGATTAGTTGACGGAGTTGATGTATCGGTATTGTCTGGCAGTGTTTCTACAAATAGTGGAAATATTACAACCTTACAAGGTGATAGATTAAAAATTAACGGCACAAACAATATGGCAGGTGCTTTAAACATGGTTGGAAATGACATTAATAATGTAAATGAAATATATGTTCAAAACGGAGTCATTATAGGACAAAGTCAACCAAACGCTATTATAAATATGGAAGGTAAAAGTTTAAACTTTTTATTAATACCAGACAATCGGGCAACTGCATTAGATATTAGAGCCAGTCAATCAATAATATCATTAGATTCTACCACTGGTGCTAATAAAGTAAACGTAAAATGCACATTAGATATGTCTTCTCAAAAAATAACAAGTCTCGCGACTCCAGTTACTGGAACAGATGCGACAAATAAAGATTATGTTGATACCGCAACAGATGGTGTTGTAATTGGTCCAGCGTCCGCGGTTAATAGTAATCTGTGTTCCTTTGATACGACGACAGGTGAACTGATTAAAGATAGTGGTATCCTACATTCTGATGTAATGCTAAAGACTGGAGATAATGTTATGAACGGAGATTTAGCATTATTAACCGCAGGTAATACAGAGTTAGTTATAACAACTACTGATCCGTTTAATCTTGCTCGTATTCTATTATCAGCTAACGGGGTTTTATCCTCAATGAGACAGAGTGACTCAAGGTTAAGGATTGCCTCTAACAACAATAGAATAGATTTAGATAGTGTCGTATCTGAAATAGCCTTAAGTACAAGCGGTACACCGAGACTTACTATATCAGATACAGAGGTTCTCTCATATCTACCTGTTGTTACAGACCAGTCTTTTAGGCAATATCGGGCAGTAAATCCAGCACAAAACGGTTTTCCTGTTTTATCTGGAATGTATAGTATGATATCAAGCCGTGTTATTGGAGGGACTCTAACAGAGACAAGTTGTTTTAATGACAGCGGAGCGGTTGGTACTCGTACTAATCCAGCGAATACATTAGCTATAGGAGATACATACCATTTACATATGTCAGGACTTGTCCAAACTGATGGTAAAGGACATGGTATGACGTTTAGATTGAAAATGGGTGCGACGACTTTGATGGCGACCAACTCTGACGATTGGGACGCGGGCGGAACACCAACCTTTTGGGAATTAGAGGTAGATTTCGTGATTAGAACAATCGGATCACTTGGAACTATGATTGGTGGTGGAATGGTTACGTTTAGCGAAGATTCATGGTGGAAAGATGCTGGAAGTTTTAGTACAACGTCTGACTTAGCAGTGAATACAACTATAAGTAATACATTTGACGTGACCGCACAATGGGATAACGCGAACGCTAATAATGTATTAACGACTCAGGTTGCGACTATAACAAGAAGATTTTAGAACAATTTATAGAGTAAAATAATAAATAAAATAAATATATTAATCTAATATATTTATTTTAGTACGACGAAGTCCTTTTTTTCTTCTTTTTCTTTCTTCTAAAACCCTTAACTTTGACGGGTTTAATTTGACCTTTGACCTCGGTATATCCTTTAGTCTTATTTAGTTTCATTTTACTCTTTCGGATTTGTATTAACATTTCTCTTTTAACCTGTTTAGTTTTATCTGTCGGGTGTTCCGGGTAATTCCAACCAAATAAAGAATAAATAGTTCTCCAAGTTCCAACCATTATATATAATAAACATCATATAAAAAAGAGTCTTCCAAAAACCGAACATAATATATAATAAACATAAATTTTTATTTCGTCGGGTATTAATATAATGAGACCGGCACCGGCACCAAAAAAACCAAAAGAATTAGGATTAAGTAAATGGCAGAAACATTTTATAAAAATTGCTAAAGATAATCCAGAACTTAAAACGAACAGAGACCGGCATAAAAAAGCGTGTGAGACATGGATAATGGAAAGTAAAAAAAGATATACGTTTAAATTATAGTTAATTGTTAAATTTTTTTTTATATATGTTATTATATATACGATGGAAACAATCAAAGTTATAGAACCAAGAGTCAACATTAAGGCTGATTCAGATAAAAACCATGTTGTGTTATATGGTGGTCTTAGATATACTGAGAATGTCAACACTGCCAATTCGTGGGGCACTCCAGGAACGACCCCGATTCAGGCTCTATGGAATATTTTCCCGCCCTCAACTCAGACCATGGTTGACCGGTTTATGAAAATCCGATGTTATTTTGAAGTGACGACCGACGCTGATATGCAATTAGGAACTAACGACGCTTTACGTCAAATGCCAATCCATGCTATCACTGATGTTCTGACATGTCAGATTAACGGAGAATCAATCTCAGATAATATCGGTGATAAACTACATGCTATGTTATGTTATGGAGACAGACACGAATGGAATAAGTCTATGTCTACCTCACCAGTCGCCCCGGATAATTACCAGGAATACTCAGACTGGAACACTTACGGCAGTGCTAAAAATCCTCTGTCTCATTATGGAGAAGCTAGCGCGTATGATCCCCGGGGTGGATTTCCAGTGGAAGTTCTGAGCCCCACTAAATTTCGGGTTGTTGTCACAGAACCAATCATGATGTCACCTTTTTATAATGGTCAAGGATGCCAAGAAGAAGCTTTTGTTAATGTTCAACAATTTAATATTTCTTACCGATGGAAAACAGACTTAAGCAAACTCTTCAGTCATGCGTCGACCGGAAATGCTATTACTTCGGTGGATGTCAAAATGTACCAGGCACCCGAAATCTTAACCACATATATTACACCCGATTTAACTCAACCAATCCCTCAATTACAGGTACTCCCTTATCATAAACCTCAGGAGTATATTAAAGCACAAACCCCGAACGCTTTGGGGGCAGGTTTAAGTACTCAAATTCCGAGTGATTCAATTAAACTATCTCAAATCCCGCGTAAAATGTATATCTTCGTCCGACATGAACGTTCGGCAAGTGATTATACCGCGTCAGATTCGTTTCTGTCTATGACTAATCTGGAGGTTCTGTGGAATAACCAGAGTGGGTTATTTAGCCAGGCAACACAACAGGAACTTTATGAAATCTCACGACGAAATGGATGTAATCTGTCTTATCCTCAGTGGGCAAAATATCGGGGATCTGTCTTCTGTTGTGAGTTCGGACGTGATATTGGGCTTTTAGACAATGAAGCCCCGGGTGTTCAGGGTCAATACACTATCCAGGTTAGACCAACATTTCAAAACACGGGTACTAATGCCTTTACTGGTGATTATTACGTTGTTCTTCTTAACGAAGGCACATTTAGTATCGCTGAAAACATGGGTAGAGCTAGTCTCGGAAATCTCACA